TACCAATCCCAGCTATGTTGCTGGGTTCCATCTTGGTGGAAATGGTTTTCGAGGTGCTGCTGCAGTTTTTACTAAGAGTATGTTTAATGAAGCGTGCTCTTATATTGACTCTAAAACTTCGGTTCTCGACTGTCACTCAAATGGTGATTTCCCAGTTATGCAATACGATGTGCAAGTACTGGTTGATACTAAAATTCATCATAACAGTTGTTTGAACTATCTGCCTGATCAGGGCAGTATGGAAGTTTTTGGAACTACGGTGTGCAAGGCTAAACACACAAAATCTGATGTTGTGCCTACTTTGATCACCGATTTGGTTGAGAAGCATTGTGGTGTCCCTAATGAATGGGGTCCACCAAAGATGCATCGCTGGAAACCATTTTGGCAAGGCATTCAGAAGACTAGTGAACCAAGTCTTGGATTCGATCCTGCTGATCTTGAGTGGGCGTGTAATGACTATCTCGAACCACTTCTTGAAGTTATGCGTAACGATTATTGGCAAAAGGAAACTAAGCCTTTGTCTTTTATGCAAACTCTTTGTGGTATTGATGGTAAACGTTTTGTTGAGCCTATCCCAAAGAAGACTTCAGTAGGATTTCCATTATCTGGTCCAAAAGAAGATCACATGATTCGTCTTGATCCAGAAGAGTATCCTGATTTCAGCTGTCCGTTGGAACTCGACAAAATGTTTGTTGATGAGTTCCACCGAGTTAAGGCTGTGTATCTCTCTGGCGAGCGAGCATACCCCATTTTCAAGGCTGCTCTTAAAGATGAGGTTACCAAGCTGACGAAGGAGAAGGTGCGAGTATTCTTTGCTGCACCATTAGTTTTACAACTCTTTGTTCGTATGTACTATCTCCCTATTTGTCGGTTTATGTCAATTAACCCACTTCTATCTGAGTGTGCTGTTGGTATTAACGCTGTTGGCCCTGAGTGGGATCAGCTTGCCAAGCACATGATGAAATTCGGTGAAAACCGAATTCTTGCTGGTGACTACAGCAGCTACGATACTCGTATGCCTGCTCAAGTTACCACTGGAGGTTGGAATTGCATGATAGAATTAGCGAAAGCTTCTGGTAACTACACTGATGATGACATCACAATTATGCGTGGAATTGCGACCGATTGTTGCTACCCCGTCGTTGCCTACAATGGCGACCTTATTCAATTTTGTGGTGTTCATATCTCAGGTATTAACGTGACTGCGTATGAAGGGAGTATTCAAAACTCCCTCCAACAAAGATGCGGTTATCATAATGGTGCCTGTGCAGTGATCAAGAGTGGCCTTCCTAATCTTGTTAAAGGCTGTGTGGAGAATGGTAAAATTGTTCCATTTCGAGAACGTGCTGCAATGATCAATTACGGAGATGATTGTAAGGGATCTGTTAGCGAGTTGACTCCATGGTTCAACCATATTACGTATCGTGACTTTTTGAAAGCACATGATATTGTCTTCACTATGCCCGACAAAGAGTCAGAGCCTGTTCCATATATGAGTGATTCGGATGCTGATTTTCTTAAGCGTCACAATAAGTTTAACACCGATGTTGGTC